AAACCGTCTTGGCGGTAGTCGTACCGTCCGGCCACTGGAAGTTGGCCCCCGGCGTGAAGCTGGCACTGTAGGTCCCTGCATTGGTCGCTTTACTGGTGCCACCGATGGTCATCTTGCTGGTGTCGTAGCCGTTGAACTGCCCCGTCAGCTCGCTCCCTGTGTACGTCTGGCCCCCCTTCGCGGTGGGGACGCTGACAACCGCCCGCTGGATCGTCCACTGAATCGTCTTTGCCGTGGTGGTGCCGTCCGGCCACTTGAAACCCTCTTTGGGTGTGACTGTGGCCTCGTAGGTTCCCACGTTCGTCCCGCTGGTGGTTCCGCCCAGCGTGAGCTTGGATGTGTCCAGCCCGTTCCATGAGGGGCTTTGTACGGCCCCCGTGTAGTAAAGCGCACCGTTCTGCGTAGGAACGATATTGATGGTGCTGTTGAGATCGGTGATGGCTTTTGCGGCATCCTCTGCCGCTTTCTGCGCATTCTCCGCAGCTGTTTTTGCCGTGCCTGCATCCCGCTTGGCCGCGTTTGCGGCATCGAGAGCGTCGGCGGCGGCCTGCCTGATCTCCCCGATGGTGCCCTCGTTGGTGGTGGCTTTTTCCAGCGCCTCGTCCGCCGTGGACTTCGCGGCGTTGGCGTTGGTATCCGCAGCATTCGCCCTCTCCAGAGCAGCGTTCGCCGTAGACTGTGCGCTGTTGGCAATATCCTGCACACCTTCTGCGGCAACTTTGGCGGCGTTCGCAATGTCAGAGACATCCCTCAGCTCTTTCGCGGTGACACCAGGGACATTCACAGTTCCAAATGCCATTGATTTTACTCCTTTCCTTGTTCAATCCAGTATTCCGCCGCAATAGCGGCACTGGGCACACTGGCGGCCCGCAGGCGTACCTTGCCCTCCATGGACTCGCAGGTCGGGCACAGACCGCACTCAACCGCCGCATCAAGCCCGGCGGGGGCAAGTGTTATCTCCACCCGATCCGTGGCTGTCACGCCGGTCACCGGCATATCGTAATAGTTCGGATAGTTCTCTGTCTCATCCTTCTCCCAGCCGGTTGCAGGAATGGTGCATGAAGTCCCCTTCGGCTTGTCCTGCTTTCCCGCAATGTCCTTCGCAGTCAGCTCGGAGAGCCTTGCGAAGTCTTCTCCAAGACCAGAGACGGCGGACTTATTCTCGTCCGCCGCCCCCTTCAACCGAGCGAGAGAGGAAAGCAGAGCGGCCCACGACTGGGGGTCGAACGCTTTCCACTTCCACATGGATATTACCTCCCACTTACTCGCCCTGGGCCTCGTCTGCGAACAGCGCAAGGATCTCGGCCTCGGTTGCCGTGGTGATGTCCTCGGCCTTCACATAGCCGGACAGATCCACAAAGCCGGCCAGAACATCGTACTTGTACTCCTCCCCAGACTGTACGACGACCACGTTGGTCCCGGCGGGGTGCTTCTTACCCGCACCCTCAACGAAGCTGTCAGTTGTGGTGAACTTGTCGGTCACGTTGACAACCAGTCCCAGATTGACCTCGGTCAGCTCAGGCAGATCAGCAAAGGCCGCGCTGCCGCCGGCCTTGTAGGTGCTGGACACCTTGGCGTTGATGGCGGCGGTGACCTGCTCCTCGGTCTGATACTTGGCATCGTTGGTCAGGGCGGAGACGGCGGTAGGGATAGCGTCCTTGCGGGCGTACTTGGCCTTCATCTGGTCAGAGAAAGTGGTCAGGTTTTCCAGGGAGATGTTTTTCGTCTTAGCAGTAGTCTCAGGCATTTTTATTCCTCCTAAAATGTCGTTCAAGAAAAGTGGAGGAGCGCACGACATCTCGGCCTGTCGTGCGCTCCTTGCTGGTCTTACTCGCCGGTGGTTTCGCCGCCGCTGGGCTCCGGCTCCTTGAACAGGGCCAGAACCTCCTCGGTGGTGGCGTAGGTAACGCCGGCGGCCTCGATGTTCTGGATCTGCTCCTTGACCTTGGCAACCTCGGCCTTGGTGGCGATGAGGGGCGCGGCCGCCTGCAGGGCGTCCAGGGTCACGGCCTTCTGGGTAGTGTTCTCAGACATGGTTTTTGCTCCTTTCTAAATAATTTTTATTCCTGGCCTTTGTCGGCCTTGGAACCATTGAAAAGCTCCGACACCTCAGCACTGCCGGCGGTGTCGAGGGAAATGTTGCCCCTCCCATCAATCTGCAGGCCAGAGCCAGGCTTGACCATCACGCCGCCCAAGGTTGTTCCATCTGCCGCAGGAAGCGAGTAGGACGGGCCAGGAGCGGGAGACGGGCCGCTATACTGCGAGGCGTCCAGGAGCGTAAGGCGGGCACGGAGGGGCGTAGCGGGGGCCTCCTTTGCGTAGAGCCGAAGGGTGCCGTCCATCGTCTGTGTGGCAGGGCACAATCCGCAGTCCCCGGCCGCTTGCAGGGACTCAGGCAGGATGGTGAGCATTGGGGTAAGAGTCGCTGTAATGGCCTCGCTGACGATATCGATATGGATGGGGAACAGCCCGTCGGTGTCGTTACCTGCCTCCCAGCCAACGGTCGGGATGGTGATTTCCTCGCGGCTGTGAACATCTCCCAGCAGGATGACACTCACGCTGATTTCCTCGGCCGGAATGCTCTCGGCATAGACGCGCAAGGCCCCAGAGAGAGTGCTGGCAGTGGTACACAAGGCGCAGCCATTCGCCACACCAATAGATGAGGGCAGGACCGACAGCATCGGGACCATATCCTCCTCCACCTTCGCGTGGGCGATGTCCCGACGGTAGGCATACACCCCGCCAGTCTCGTCGTCAGGCTCCCAGCCTTCCGCAGGGATGGTCAACTCGATACGCTCCGCACGGACCACGCCGCCCCCCAGCTTATCCTGCAGAGCTTTCACGGCTTGCCGGATGTCCTGGTGGGTCTCTGCATCGCGGCCATGCTCGGTGATGAGCTGCTGCACGGACTCCAGCGTAACCAAGGCGTCAGGGTCGATAGTGGCCGACACGTTGTCCACATCCCCAACGGCGGCGATGATGTCGAAATGAGCCAGCTTGCCCACGATGGAGCTTGCCGGGCGAATCCACTCCGGCTCGTTCTCCAGGCACAGGGCCGTGAACGGGACCTCGCCCTCGTCCGGGTCCTCAGCGTAGAGGATCAGCCAAGTGCAGTAGAATCCGTTCTCCACATGAACGCTGTTGATCTGGACCGACACCTGACACTCACCGTCAACCGGGTTTGTGACGGAGCTTATCATAGCGTCCATGACATACTCAGGCGGTTCCGTGAGGGTCTTGGGCGTCAGGTCTTCCGGCATCGCCCCCTTGCCAGCTGCCACGCGAGTGTAGTGCATCCGGCACCGGCCCGCGAGGACTTTGGCAATGAGGGCAATACCTTTGAGGCTGCCATAGCAGCCATCTTCAATTTTTGGCACAGGTACTCCTCCTTTTAGTCAATTCGCTTTGGTTTGATGTGGCTGTGCATATAGGCCCCGCCCCGCCCACTCCTGCGGCCCACAGAGGCCATGTGGGTATCGGGTAGTGCTCCGGTAAGGGTGGGCGGAAGAAGGCTGCTGTGCGCCACGGAAACGGGCTTGTGGAATGCCTTATCCTTGCCGACCGGGGAGGCCGAGATAGCCGCCTGTTGAACCGCAGCGTGGCCGACCGAGAACCCGGTCCTCGCGGTTCGATCCTCCCCGATTGGTGTATAGGAAAAATCCGTTGCCACAGATCCGCCGTGCGCAACAGCCATATCCCAGATGAGTTCCCGGTCTTTTCCGATGGGGAGGTACTTGTAGAACGTCCCGATGGCTCCGCCGTGGGAAATGGGCATGTCAAAGCGGTAGGTGCGGTATGTCCTCACATATAGCCGCATACCTACGCCGGCGGCGACAATGCGCTTGATTGCCCAGGCGATAGGCTCGATCAGGTCTTGCCGCTCCTGCGTCAGGAGCAGCCAGTCCACATAGAGGGCAATCTTGGCCGGGAACACGTCCTCGAACTCAACATCGTGGTTCTCGACGCCCAGTAGGTCAGCGGCGGCCCTGATGACTGTATCGGTATCGCCGCCGGATAGCTGGGACAGAATCTTGACCCGGATTGCGAGGCGGTACAGCGCATCGCTCTCGCTGAACCGCTGAACACCCCAGTTGGCCCCATACCTGTCCAGGACAGCGCCCCTCGCCGCCTCCAGGTCATCCCATTGCTTTACCAGCTCCGCGTTTTCCTGGACGATGTCCAGGCCCCAGGCGAACAGAGAGAACAGCTTGCCGATGTTCGTCTCCAGCGGTCGGCCCTGCTGGTGGTTATCGTAGTCCTTCCGGCTGTAGGCGCTGGTCAGCGCATACAGCATTTCAGATAGATAGTTCTTCACTCCACGATCACCATGCTTTCATCGGTGACGGCCTTCTCCCTGGCAGCAACCTCGATGTTCTTCCAGCTGAAGTGCTCACCATCGGAGCTGATCTGGAGGTCGAAGTCCACCACCCCCGGCACCTTCAGAACAATCGTGGGCAGGGTCACGTTGATAACGTCCTGCCCTATGTTCAGTCCGCCGCGAGTGTTCACGCCAATGTGCTGGATGATGGCCTGTTTGATCCGCTCGATGCCGTCCAGGGGGAACTTGCTGTCCGTTACGAGGTTGAACACCTTCACCCATATGCCGACGGGGGTCGGGCGGCTGAAATGGACATCGTAAAGCCTCCCGTCAGCCTTGACCACGGAGACCGTTGTGTTTCCGTAGGTCTGGATGCCTGCGGCCTTCCGGCGGTAGATGGCTTTCGCCACGTCCTCGTCCAATCCTCCGTATGCAACGATCTCAACAGAGTGAGGGGGCAGCCCGGTCTTGCTCTCAAAGTCGGTGTCGTTCTCCTCCCCGGCGACTGCGATGACTGCCTCAACGCTCTCGTAAATCTCCGCGATAATGGCGTCGATGTTCACGCCGCCGGCGAAGTCCACCGATTTGTAGTACCGTTCCCGGAACTCGGCGGGGGTTTCTGTGTTTCTGCCGCCTTCAAAGGCTTTCTCGTTTGTCACAGACCTGATGCCGAGTTTCGGATTTGAAATGTTCTTTATCGTTCCCTCGGCGGAATTGCCGTCAGGCCCAGCGACCGCCGCCGACGCCGGGAGGGTCACGCTGCCGCCTGTGATCACTCCGGCTCTGAGCGTGACATACTGCACCCCGGCTGTGGTCTCGGCAAGAAAGCCCGCCGGGACCTCCACATTGTCGTCGCCGTAAAATGTCAGGTAGCCCATGGCTTTCTGCGCTCCCAGGAGCCGTATACCGATCATCCGGCCAAGGTGGAGGAGGCTGGCGCCAACCGCAGTGTCAACGAACCGGCTGTTGTACACATCCTCCAGAGTAGAGAACAGGAGGTTCAGCACCCAAGCGAAGATCCGCAGGAAGATTCCGAGCGGGGATCGGACGGTCAGGTTGGCCTTGGAGCCGAACAACTCACGGGCCTTGTACTCCAGGGCATCCAGCAGCTCCGCATAGGTCGGACGCCTAAAGCCAGCATCGGTCAGGCCCCACTCGTTCGGTTTCGCCATTACGCTGTCACCTCCAATTCGATGGTCTCGCCGCTGACGAGCGTGGCCGAAAACTCAGCCGTCACGCTCCGCCCGTCATATGAGACATTGAGTGTGTCTATCCGGGAAACCTCATCTTCCTGGAAGATGGCCTCTCGGACAATGTCTTGGATTTCGTTGATGTCTATCTCGTTCTGATTCGTGCCCATAATGCGCTCATAGTCGGTGCCATGTACCAGGTCGGCGAAGAACTCAGCCTTCCAGGTCAGGAGCGCGTGGCGCACGTTCTGGACGGTCGTATCAGCACCATAGATTTTCACGAAATTGCCGCCCCCATCGAAAACCAGATCGCGGGTCTCAGGGTCAATCAGCAAGGTCATGTCCTCATCCATATGGCCGCGCTCCTTTCTCCATCCGGGTTACGCTCCGAACTGCAAGCCCAGGTGGGCATACAACCCTCGCGTGAGCTGCTTTTCGATTTCATCCACATAGACGGTCACGGGCTTGCCGTTCACCCGGATTTCCCGCGTCTCCCGGAGGAGCGGCTGGGCCGCAGAGTCTGCCGCAGGCTGGGAGGCAGACATGGACAACGGAGGCTCAGGCAGAAAGCCAAGGGCCTCCATGCGCTTGTGGTCGCAGGTATCGACATACGGGCAGGACTGGCAGCCTGCCGCGAGTTTTGACAGTCCCATTGGGAAGTCTCCTTTCAGAACCGGCCACAGAGTTGCGCAGTGTCCCCAGGAAGGCGGGGATACGGCGCAAGGTGGGTAAGGGTTGGGCTAAAGATAAAAGCCGCTGTGGGCGGCTTAAAATCGCTTACAGGGGGGGCGGTCACCCGCCTATGATCACGTTGCCGCTGCCCTCCTGCACGGTGCCTCCGATTGAGACAGCATCGCCGACACGGGCGGCAGGGAGACCGTTGATGTCAACCTTGGAGCTCCCGGCGGCAATCATGTCCTGGTGGCCTGGATGAGTGACGCATCCATGCGTAGAATACTGATCCGTCCGGCGGCCTGCGCCCTTTCCGTTGATAATGACGTTCGGGCTGCAGCTTACCAGGGGAACGGGCGGGCAAGAATCGTGTCCGGTGCAGTTGTCGCCTTGTCTCGTTGCTGCTGGCATAGAGCACCTCCTAATTGAGATAAATCTTACCGCCGGTCTTGACCGTCATGTTTCCGTCCAGCGTGATGTTCATATCGGTGGATTTCATGTCAATCGTGGTGGCGGTGAACTCGGCGGTGGTGTCTTCGTTCTTCACGATCACCTTGTCCTTGGTGACGGCAACGTAAATCTTGCCGTCCTCGGTGGCAATGCAGATACTTTCGTCCGGCAGTCCCTTCACCGTGTAGCTCCCGGCCACCAGCGCCCCCACAAAGATGGCGTCGGTCGTGGCGTGGTTCCGCTCGGTCAGGGGCTTGGCCTCCTTACCCCCGGTCACGGTAGCGTCCATATCGTGATCCAGGTAGACCACAGTGCCGATGTCGCCCTCTTTTATCCAGGGGCGGAAGATAAAGCCACCGCAGTGCGTGAGGGCCACAGGCACCTTCAGGATAGGCGGCTGGCTTTCGTACTTGCCGTTCTCCAGGTGCTTGGAGAGCGGCTGGACGTTCACCGTCATCTTTGCGGGGTCAAAGGACATTACCTGCACCGTGGCGGCCACGCAGATGGACTCCCGGAGTTTGTCATCGTGAATCCGCTGGTAATTGTACTGGTTTACATCGGCCAGTCCCATGAGCAATCCCTCCTCAGTATGGCTTCAGCTCCATGGAGGTCTTCCAATCCCCGGTCCGGCCCCCTTTGTGGCTGCCCTTCACCACAATGAATCTGCCGTTCAAGTCGCTGGACTGGACCTTCACGACCTCGGCGGTGGCGATGCTGTAGTTGAGCAGGCAGGAGCGGGAGATGGTATCCTCTTTTCGATCCTCCCCGGTCTTCTGCGAGTTCAGGTCGGTCTCGACCTGGATGGCAACGGTTTCCTCGTCGGAGCGGAGGAGGCCGGTCGCCGGGGTGAGCGTGACGCCGTTATTGATACCGTCATCCGCCTTTGTGATGTAGACCTGCCCAGTGGTTCGGACTATGAACCGGCTCTTGCACTCATTCACCACGATCTCCGTGAGCACCTTCTTCAGATTCCCCCGGCAGACGCGGCCCCGCGGGTAGCTGGTGTCGATGGACAACTCACACCTGGCGACCTCCACCCCAAAGATGTTCAACAGGTCCCGGATGATCGCGGACGCCTTTACGTTCTCCGTGTAGGTCTTGTTGACGATCCGTCCCAGGATTTCCTCCGCACAGGGCTGGACGGTCAGGGTGGACGACCAATCCACATTGTTCTGCTTGTGCTTCAGTCCGACCACCTTGCCGACCAGGATGCAGCCGACGTTCCCCTGGTAGCCGGCGTTCAAGATCACGGGATCGTCTTTCTTGATGCCGTTGCGGGTATTAGCGGAGAGGTTTGTCACGGTCACGGTGGCCACTGGGGGCTCGTCGCTGTCCTCGAAGGGAATATTGAACGTGAAGTTCATTCCGTCCAGATCGTACTTGCTGTTCCCGATGACCAGTGTGGCCGCCCTGATCCAAAAGGCCATATCACTCCACCTTCCTTTCGTGGAGGTAGAGTTTCACATCCTTCCCGAAGTTCTCCCATGTGACCTCGGAGATGCTGTCGCCGGTAATGCAGGACGGGATGATGACCGGGATCGGGAACCGCTCATCCTCGACCACGTTGAACAGGGGACGGCCATAGCGGACGATCTCCCCGAAGGTGAGGACGTTTCCGTTCACATCGTATAGGTCAATCGTGAAGAACTTCCCGGTGGCGTTGTACTTGACCGTGAACGAGTAGGTGCGGTCAGTCAGCTTCACCGAAAAGGTGTATGGCACACGCGACACGTCGATGGCGATATACTGCACATCAGAGTTCAGGTCTATCAGCTGCAGGGCCATATTCGTTCCCCCCTTACACGGCGAGGCCGTCATAGGCCCCGGTCTGCCTCGTCAACGGAGCGGCACTGCTGGGCTGTGTGTACGCTGCACCATGCCGCTCCACGCTGGCCGAGCTTACCGACTGCAGGGACACCATCGTCAGGCCGGCGTTGGCTGTTTTCGCCAGCTGCTGGTCTTCAGCCTTTCCATCATCCTGGCTGGTCATTGGTAGCGCGCCATCCATCGGGACATACTCCGCGGAACTGATCTGTACCTGCTTTAGAGTCGCAGAGAAAGATGCGCCGTTCCTGTTCTTATACGAGCGGTCAAACTTGAGGCTCGTGAAGACGAGGTTGGACATCCGAGTGACGCCTATATAGGTGATGATATCCCGCGAGGCCCGCATAGCTTTCAGAGCGTTTATTGCGCTGTTTCCGCCGATGATCACGCCGGAGATATTGAGAGTGCCGGATGCGTTGTTCACATGGTCGTTTATCTCGGCACCGTTCTCAATCGGATTGGAGGTGACGGTGCTGCTGTAATTCTCACTTTCCTTCTCAACGACACCGTTTTTCAAAGGCTCAAAGCGGACTGTACCGCCCTTCCTGCTGGTGAGTATATAGGCCATACCGCCACCTCCAATTTCGGCTATGGTTTCACATCGACCGTGGGTAACACCTCTGTGTGGAAATAAAGCTGATAATGGTACGGGTCTGTGTGTGTCCCCGTGATGTCCTCAACAACGTACAGGGTATAGTCATTGAGGTAGATATAGTTTTTCTTATACTCGTTCTGGCCCACCTTGCAGGTCACGACCAGTTCACTCGCGGAGTTATTGCTGACGCTCATATAGCCTTCTGCTTCCAGGATGATGGTGTCGGTGCGAGCATTGTAAACGGTGATCCTGCGCTCGCACTCGAAGTAATCAGCCTGTTTGGACAGATTGGTGTTCACTTTGTCCGCCTCGGAGCAGGCAGACAAAGTGATGACACACAGCATAAGTGCAAAAAGTGCGGCAAACAGTTTTTTCATGATGTTTCCTCCAATCAAAATGCGTATTGGTTCTTGAGAGCCGCCTGCTGAAGCTCCTCCTCGCGGAACTCATCGTACAGCTCCCTCATCTTGGTCTCAAATTCAGCCATAAGCTGCGCCCGCATCTCCTCCAAGGCCTCGCTGTCTGCGTTGCCCTCAACCGTAATCTGGACCGTGACTGTCGGGGAGAAGGTAAACCCACCACCGCCATTCCCGGTAGAGCCGCCGTCCGGCTCAGGGATGCCGCCGTTGCCGCCGCCATCAACCTGCTCAGGATAGCCGCCCTCACCGTCTTCATCGCCGGCATACTGTTCGTAGCTTGGGGGATTGAAGTCTTCAACAAGCGGGTTCACGCTGTAGGTAACATCGGAAACGGACGGAGTATTGACGTCCTCAATGATGGGGCTGACCTTGTAAACGGAATCAGCAATGGCGTTTCCGATTTCGTCAATTCCCTCAACATTCGGATACACACCATAGGTCACATCAGCAGGGCCGTTCGGCTCAGGAACATCAATTTCAGGCCCATCCAGATTTGTCGGGACAGCCCCCTTAATGTCCTCAGTGACGTCCTTCATGCTGTCACCGAAGCCCTTACCGAGACCCAAGGCCATATTGTCGCCGATTTCAGCGAATACAGTAGACGGGCTGTGGATGCCCAGGAAGCCCTTGATGCCGTTTACAATGTCGCCTGCGAAGCCCTTGACCTTATCAGCCACCCAGCTCGCCATTGATGATATGCCGCTCCACAGGCCCTCCACAATGCTCTTGCCAACGCCAAGCACCATGCCGGGTATCTCGCCGAACGCACCGAGAATAGCCGCTCCAATCGCCGGCAACTGCGCCACAAGCTGAGGTATCGCAGAGATGATACCGGCCCCCAGCTCCAGGAGCAGGGTCACGCCGGTCGAAACTATGGAGGGGAAGTTCTCGCTCAGGGTGCCAACGATGCCGGTAATAATGGCGGGTATCTGTCCGATCAGTTCAGGCAGGGCCCCTATGATGCCGGTGGCCAGCGAGGTGAGTATCTGGACGCCCTGTTCCAGGATCGTGGGCAGGTTCTCTGTGACGAAGCCGCAGATGGACGTGACCACCTCCGGCAGCATTTCGACCAGCGTGGGTATCGCGCCAATGATGCCGTCTGTCAGCGACAGCAGAATGGTGGAACCTTGCTCCAGAATGGTGGGCAGGCTCTCTGTCAGGAAGCCAAGTATCTGGTCAATCAGCTCCGGCAACTGCCCAATGAGCACTGGAATTGCGCCAATGATACCGTCAGCCAAACCGCTGATGAGCTGCATCCCAGCATCAATCACCAGGGGCAGATTCTCTATCAGTGTCCCGGCCATGAGCATCACTGTCTCGACCATGGACGGTATCAGCGTGGGAAGCATATCGCCGAGGCCAGACGCCAGCGACGCGATGATTTCCATGGCCGCCCCGGCCAGCACTGGCAGGCTGCTCAGGATGCCGTCACCCAGCAGGGTCACGATCTGGATTGCCGCATCGATAATCAGCGGCGAGTTGTCCAACAACCCCTGGCCCAGCGCGCCAAGCAGCTGCATCCCGGCATCAATTGCGGTCGGTAGCATTTCGACGATCATGCCGAGGCCGTCACTCAGGATTCCGCCGAGGGCACCCATCGCCCCGGTCAGGCCACCCTCCTGGAACGCCTCCGAGAGTTTCGTGACCGAATCTGTGCCGAACTGTGTAAACTGCCGCAGGGATGGGGTCAGCCCATCAGAAATAACAATTTGAGCGCCCTCCAAGGCGCTCTTGAACAGCGTTATATCACCGGCCAGGTTGTCAAGCTGGGTATCGGCCATGGCCTGCGCCGCGCCCGATGTGTTGTCAAAGGCGGTTTGCAGGTCTCCGAGGTCCCCGCCGAGGGCTTTAACGACATCCTCCTGGGATGTGCCAGCGTCTGCGGCCTCCAGAAGTGCATCGGCAAAGGCTTCGGCGTTTCCGCCGGAGGTCTTGAGGATGTCAGAGAACGCCTTTTCGCTGATACCGAGCTTGCCGAGGTTGCCCTGCATGGCCGTGAGGTCGATTCCAACATCGGACAGTGAATCGGACAGGCTGCCCATGTTGACCCACGCACCGTCAATAGCCGCGCCCAGCTCATCGAAACGCTCTGCGCTGGTGCCGAGCATGGCATTTACGGACTTCAGGTCTACCTTGTTGAATATCTCATTGAGCGCTTGGGTCTGCTCCTCCTGCGTCAGCGAGGAGAGAGCGCCGTTCAGATCACCAAAGGTCTCGTTCAGCGGACGCAGGTTGCCTTCTGCATCGAATGCATTTACGCCCAATGCTTCCAGCTGAGCCGCCGCTTTGTCCGTGGGGGCAGACAGAGATAGGATCATGTTACGGAGGGCCGTTCCGCCTTCCGCGCCCTTGATGCCGTTGTCCGCGAGGACGCCCAGAGCCATACTCAGCTCCGTCGTGCCGCCGGACAGGTTCTTTGCGGTGCCGCCTACCGTGAGGATCGCATCGCCAAGCTGCTGGACGCTGGTGTTTGACTTGGAGCTCGCCGCCGCCATCTTGTCTACAAGGTCAGCGGTTTCCCCCATTGACAGCCCCAGCGCAGACTGGGCGTCCGTCACCATGTCCGACGCGGCCGCCAGATCAATGCCGCCCGCCGCTGCCAGGTTCAGCACGTTTGGCAGCATGGTCATGGATTTCTCGGCATCGTAACCGGCCAGGGCCATGTAGTTCAGCGCGTCAGCTGCTTCGGAGGCGGAGAACGCTGTGTTTGCGCCCATCTCCTGCGCAAACTCTCGGAGCTGGTTAAAGTTCTGGCTTGCCTCAGAGGTGGCGTCGTTCAGCTCCGCCACAGAATAGCCCATTGTAGCGGCTACCTGGGACATGGACGAATCGAAGGCCATCCCCGTGTTGACGGAGGCGGCAGCGAAGCCGCCAACGGCCACAGTAGCGGCAGTCAGGCCGATTGCCGCCGCTTTACCGATGCCCTTTAGAATGCCGCCCAGCTTTTCAAATTTGCCGCCGGTATTCTCCGCCGCATCGCCCAGATTTTCAACATCTGGTCTGGCGCCGTTCGCCGCGTCGCCTACATCGTCCGCTGCGTCTGCGGCCTCATTTGCTCCGCGGACAAAATCAATGAACCGGCTCCTGGCGTGGTCTATCGCCCCGCCAAGGCCGCTTTTGATGGTCTCTATCGGGTGTGTGAACCCTTCCCTGATGCTGCTTGCCCCGGACACCACGCTGTCCTTGATGCCCGTCATTTTGGTGACAACATTCTCCTTGAGGTCGGTCACCCTCTCGCCAATATGGGTGATGGCCCCGCCCACGCCGGAGCGGAGGGCCGAGGAGAGGCTGTTGCCGCTGTCTATCCCAGCGAGGAATGACTTGCGGAAGGCAGAACCGATACCGCCAGCGTCGTCTTCCAGATCCCCGATGTCATTGGTCAGATCGCGGATGTTGCGCCTGGCTTGATCCACGTCAACATCAATGTCGATGTCGCCAGCGCCGTCCCCAAGGCTCCCGATATCATCGGACAGGTCTTGTAAATCGGAGTGGGCCCGGTCTGTGTCAACGTCAACTTCGATATCAGGCGGGTCCTGACCGAGGTTGGTAACGCGGTCTTCCAGATTTTGAACATCGGTCTGCGCCCGCTCGGTATCGACTTCAATGTCAATGTCTGCGGATCGTTCGCCAAGGCTGCCGATGTCGCCGGTCAGTTCCCGGATACTTTCCTCAGCCTGGTCAGTATCTGCGTCTACGGTGATGTCTGTACCATCAGCGCCGGACTGAAGGTCCCCGATGTCACCCGCAAGATCACGGATGTTTTCGGACGCCTGTTCAGTATCAGCGATGATGTCCACATCACCCGCAGCCTCGGCCCGCAGCGTACCAAGCATCCCCATGAGGTTACGGATACCTGCCTCGGCTTGTTCTGTAATTGCTCTTACGGTTATGCCATATGATAAACTGCGGGCCTCATCCACAAGTCATCCCCCCTTTCTTCATTCGTTTTTGCTGGGTTTCTTGTTCCACACGGTCTGCCAAAGGAGCCGGGCCTGCTCCGCCTCAGCGAACTCCGCCAGATCCATCTCCTTGAGTTCAGTGTAGCTGATACCACCCATGCAGAACGTCATGCGCCAGAACCGTTCTTTACGTTGCGCTCTTTTCCGCGCTTCCGTCGGATTCAGCTCGCTCCGACAGAAAGTTCTCGATCTCACGCACCAGCTCGGTGGGGGTGACGATGTCGTCCTGCTCGTCAAAGAACTTCAGGCCGTGCTTGGCGACCTCGGCGGGAGCGATGACGCAGCTCTTGATGAGAGAGTCGGCATACTTCGCCGTGTTCTTCCGGCCGCTGGCGGGGCGGACATACAGGTCCGTCAGATTGGTGTAGTGGGTAAAGCTCACGCTCTGGAGCGTGTACTCCACATCGTTCACGATAACGATCTTCTGTCTTGCCATGGTAAAGCCTCCCATATAATTTTGAGTGCGGGACCGAAACGGTATCACGTTCCGGCCCCGCCTGCTATGTTTGTGGCTGCTGTGCTTCCCGGCCTTCATCACATGATGAGGATGTCGGGGATCAGGAACACGAACTGAACATCCGGGGCGTCCTTGCCGCGCACGATATCGGGCAGTTTCTCCACCATACAGTTCTGGGCGAAGAAAATCTTGCCGTTGTCGTTGGCGTCCGTGATGGCGAGGTTCGCCTGGACGCTCTTCTCGGCGCACTGCTCCAGGTAGGGGATGTCCGGGGACTCCTGCTGGAGCGTGATGGTCAGCTTTCCGGCCTTGTTTGCGTTCATGATGTAGGTGGTGTCGCCCTTGACGCCCTTTTTCATCGAGTGGTTGGCCTCGTCACGGGCCAGCGTGAACAGGCTATCGCCGAACATACGCAGCTGTCTGCCGTTGTAGGCGACGTTCACTTTCAGCGGGTCATAGTTCTTCAGCATAGCTTTTTACCTCCTCATTAGAGCGTTGCCCGGAGGACGCCCTTGGTCTTGACCTGATGGACGGCGCCGCACAGCAGGGCCTCCCAGGTGATGTCGGGCATGACCCGGTTCCGGCGCTGCTCCTCCGTGCTCTCCGCGTACTTCGGGATATTCACGGTGAAAATGCCAGCCCTGCTCTCCTGGTCACGGGCCACGATGTTGTGATCCTCGTCCGCCGCCTCAGCCAGAGCCTGCAGCACCGCTGTGGCAATGAGGCCAAAGCCGGCGTCGCTGTAGTCAATGTTGGCGTTCTCCAGCAGGATGTCGTAAAGCAGGTCCCGCATCCGCTTGGCGATCCAGTCGCCGCCCAGCACCACATCGATGAACTCACCGTTGAGGCAGACGCCCTCCTTGACGTACTGGCGCTTGTACTCCTCAGTGAGATAGTTGACATGGTTCTCGTTCAGCTGGTTGCGCTGGCCCTCGGTCAGCTTGGGCCGACTGATGAGCTTCGTGCCCTCGCTGGTGGCGGCGTTGCCGTCCTGCGGCCTCTTGAACTTCCAGGTCACGTTCTTCGGATAGAACGGGCCGACGTTGCCGGTGTAGGAGGCGTCGGGCTCCTCGCTGAGGTACTTCTCCTCGGTGTAGATGACAGCGGCGCGGGCGGTGTTGTCGGCGAAGTCGAGGTCGCTGGTCTGGCCCATGTAGAACTTCCGGTGATCCTCCACGCCGGTGCCAAGCTCCGCCTCGGTAGGCTCACTGGCCTCGGCGAACTTTGCCAGGGTCTTGACGAACTCCGGCTCGTCCCGGTCGGTCAGGAAGTAGTACCAATCATCGTCCTCGTCCCGCTGGAACTCCTTGATGGTCTCGATGAGGCTGTCAGCGGCGGTCATGGCGTCCTTGCCGTTGGTGAAGGTCTTTTTCCCGGTGGCGACGAACTCCTGAGACATAGCCTCGTCCAGGAAGATTTCAATGCGCTCAGGAATGGAGTCGGTGCTGCCGCCCTCGGTGGCGGTGAACGTGACCACGGTGTCCTTCGCGGAGGCGGTGTAGGTCTTGCCGCCCTTGGTAAAGGAAGCCCCGTTGAACTGTGCCGCCAGCTTCATGCCGTCCTCGATCTCGACTTTTGCGGTCAGCGTGACCACGGCCTTGTCGTCGCCGCCGATCCGCACGTAGAGCTTCTGCTTCGCGGCGGGGGCGTCAAACGGGAACACATCGTTGTCGAAATCGATAACGAAGGTAGCGGCGACAGCGGGGGATGCGGTGGGCGGCTCGAATCCCACGATCTTGAACTTGTTGACCAGCGTCTCGGCCAGCGTGGTCTTGCCCTGGTTCATCAGGGTGGTCGCCTTGCGGACAATCTTCGAGTTGGGGGTCTTTCCATCATCCCCATAGACAGCCTTGACGCTCTCAACATCCCGGTACACACCGACGGGCTGGGCCCCGGTGGTCGAGATGAGCAGAATGTCAAGGCTCTCCTTTGTCGTAGGCAGCGCGTCGCGCTTCACAACGACAATTACGTCTTTTGCCATTTTGCGTTTCCTCCTTCTTACTGGTGTGCGTTTCCTGGGGTATTGGCCTCCCGAATAGTGGTGGCCGGCATCTCGTCGGTGCGGATATAGGCAAAGCGCACATCGAATCCGTACCGGCGAACGGTATCCTCCACCACAAATCCGCTCCGGTTTGCGACGGAGCCAACATTGCGGATCACGATATCCTCGCTGCCGACCAGGATGCAATGCCCGTTCAGCAGGAAGAACCCGTGCGCCTTGTCAGCGAGGCCAAGAGCCTCATCCTCGCCGTAGATATAGCTGCCGTCCTCAGCCTCCCGGTTCTGACCGCAGAAGGTGAAAGACATCGTTGCCTCTACCGGCTCGGAACGTATGTGGCGGTAGCCTTGCTCCTCATCCCCCACGACCTCATGCCGCCCAAAGGCGTGGTTGGATGTGCGCGGTGTCAGGACACTGTAGTAGCAGTATGGGAACTCTGGCCGGTCCGCTATCTGGTCAGACAGAACAACAGGACGACCGGTGTGCGCTTCAAGGCCGGACACAATAGCGTTACGGGCCTGGACGAACGTCACTTCTTCACCACCCCTTCCACGATGTACCGCACCATGGGGTGGATACTGTTGTGGCTCAGCGAGGTCTTGACGGTGTATCTCTGGCCATCGAAGGTGTCCTCAATGATCTGGTTGGTGCCGATCTCCACCGGGTCATCGGTGTAGAGTTTCTGCGAGTTCTCGGTGTACGTCCCTTCCGGCAGATCCTTCAGGTCCTTGTCCGATAGCGGCATGACGATGCCTTTGAACGTCTTTACCGCCTTTTCGACCGGACGGGACTGCCCGCCGGGGCCATCGCGGACAAAGGTGCGCTCATAGACCTTCAGCGAGTGAAGCAAGGCCCTGGGGAGCCTGGGTGTTGCCGCAAAATTCATTCTATTACCACCTCGTAAGCAATCCGGTCACGGATGTGTGTGCCGGATTCATATAGCGTGGTGTGCTGCGTCTTGTGGTCGAAATCAGACTTCGGTGTGACCCTGTTCTGATCGATGAAGCTCTGCGCCAGCTGGGCGGCCTGGGCCCCGATGGACTCTGCCGCAGCGGTGGGGGTGATGGTCCCCTCCAGCATCTTTACCATTGCCCCGGTCACGATGCTGCCCAGTTCTTTCTGCTGTGCGTCAAAACTCGCCCGGATAAAGGAACGTTCCGGGAGGGTAACACTTTTCACCAGCAGATACATCGCCTCACTCTCCGTCTTGCCGCCGCGTTTCTTCTTGTCCCGGACCATGAGGAGTTTGCCGTCCTTCGCGTTGACAAAACGCAGGTCGCTGAAGGCTCTGGGAGAGCCGGCGGCCTGGGCCTCCTTGGTCAGAGGGATGGCGAGGTACTTTCCCTTCTTGGGCTTGATAGTGGCGCCATACTCATGGGCGTGGGCGATGGCCATAATATCGGAGTCCGCCTTACCACCAACGATGCCCACCCGGATTTTCTTCTGCTCCATCTCCTGGCACGCGGCTTTGATGCGGTTGAAGTCTTCCAGGAGCCGCTCTATCCCGTCCACATCAATACCTCCTGTACAGATTGACAATCTGCAGCCAGGCGGCTGGCGTGGACTTGTCGAAGGTCCAGCTTACATCCGAGATGGAGAAGGATTTCAGCCCCTGGGAGCCGTTCTGCATATTCGCATACGCCTGGGACACCATGTCCCA